CTCGATGGTGCGCAAGACCATGTCGTTGCGGGCGCACACCACGCCGGCCTAGTCCATTCGAGTGAAGCGGTGGGTAGCTGTTGACATGCTGCCCACCGCACGGTAATGTTCTTCATATCAGAGGAACACCGAATCACTTGGGAGTCGAAATGACGCAGAACCTGGTAGCCGAGAACGGGACCGTGGTGCACGCCCCGTCTGCCACCAAGCGCAACCCGGTGCTCTGCTCCAACATGCGCCGCGCCTCTGGTTACGAGATCATCGAGGCAGGGTTCTCGCCCACCAACTCCCCGGTCACCTGTGTCAACTGCTGCCGCATCCTCGGCGTCGAGGCCCCGAAGCCGGTCGCCGGCAAGAAGGCTAAGCCTGTTCTGGACCTGTTCGAGGTTGGTCAGCGCATCGTCGTCTCCCGCATCGGCGAGACCCGCTACGGCACGGTAACCCAGCTCACCAAGACGTGGGTCACGTACGTCCCGGAGGACGCCCCCCTGACCACCAAGGGCAAGCCGAACACCATGGCGTTCAGGCGCACCAAGGCCCGTCTTCTGAACCCCTGATCCGATAGGGTGAACCGGGGCGGAGGGGTAGACACCCACCGCCCCGGTGTGTAGAGTAGTTCATGTCAGCAAGACCGAAAACTTGGAGGACGACATGGACGCCAGCCAGATCACCAAGACCATCGCCGAGGCCGAGCGCGAGGCCGGTAAGGCCTCCAACGCCCAGCTGGCTTCGAAGGCCAGCATGGAGACGCTGAACGGTCGAGTGGTCAAGTGGCAGGCCGAGCTGGACCAGGCCACCGCCGCCGTCAAGGACGGCGAGAGCATCGACCGCGTCGGGTCGGCGGCGTTCAGCTTGGCCTTGGCCAAGCGCCAGGTGGCCTTCGCCAAGGCGACCCGCTGAGCGTCCACCCCGGGGCCGGCCGCCGAGTCGGCCCCGGGGTGATCCCCTCCCCGTTGGGCACCGTAGCACCTCAGCGTGGCCTGGCGGGCGCCATATGTTGTCATGCACAACTAACGACCCTAGGAGGGCCAACCATGAAGGACGCGGAACTGCGCGTCATCGCTACCCGGGCTGACCGCGAGGTTCTGGCGGCCATGTCCACCGCCGGCATCGCCGGCACCTCGCGCACCGAAGTCAAGCTGGATGGCGACAAGCTGATCGTCGTCACCACGGCCACCATGACGGCCGGCCAGGGTGCCACGTACACCGAGCTGTCGCAGGCCCTCAGGCGGGCCGCTGGCGGCCAGGAGGCCAGCATCACCCAGGATGGCAAGCTCCGCGCCATCGTGCGCTGGAAGACCGCCTGATGGCGCGCAGGCCCACCACCATGACCATGGCCACCCAGCTGGTCAACGCCGCGTTGCGTGACAGTGGGGTGGCGACGACTCTCGTGCAAAGCCGGCTGGCCGGCGGCGTGACCCTGGTGACCGAGGTTCACGTACAGAGCCTGGACCACGTCGTGGCTGCCGTCCGTGCCATCAGGGCCGGAACCGTGGCCAAGACCGTGCAGCAGGCCGGCTCGTCCAACATCATCGACGTGGAGTGGTGAACCGTGGCTGACAGGCCAACTGACGTGATCAAGGCGAATGCCTTGATCGAGGCCGCCATGCTGAAGGCCGGCATCATCTCCGACGGCCGGAGCGAGAAGCTTGGGAGCGCTCTCACCAGCTACGTGGCCGTACCCAACCGCCGGCACGTCGGCGCGGCACGCACCGTGCTGGAGAACCTGGCCGGCATCTCCCGTGTCAGCCAGAACAGCGCCGGCCAACTGGTGGTGAAGTGGTGAGCGCGACTCCCCGTACCTGCACGAAGACCATCGAGGAGAAGCTGTACCACGCCGGCATCGAGGCCACCGTCACCTCGGCGCAGGCTAAGGGCGGCCCGGTGGTGTCGACCGTGGTCCTGCGGCACGCGCAGGAGCTGGCCATCGCCACGCGCGTCCTGGAGGCCCTGGTGGGCAACGGCGGCGATGTGGAGCGGATCGCGACGGACACGATCGAGGTGCTGTGGCCGTGAGCAAGAAACCGCCCGCGAGCCCGTCCGACGCGGCCGACATGGTCCGCGTCGCACTCCAACGCCAGGGCATCCCCTCGGTGTCGCTGCCGCACAACAGTTTCGGCCAGCAGCCGGGGGCGCTGGTCACGGTGTCGGACTCGGACCACATGGAGTCGGCGATGGGCGTGGCAAGGTCACTGCCTGGCGGTCCGACCGTCACGAGTACGGCGCACTCCCAGTTCAAGGTGGTGTGGTGAGCGGGCGCAAGATCGTGACGCGGCGCGACAACACCACGGCCGTCTGCGTGTGCGCGTGTGACCACGACAAGCACAAGATCATCAACTGCTGGAAGTGCGACTGTCTCTGTGACCCAACGCAGGACAAGCCGCACACCTGTCGATGCTGTGGATTCACGCATCCGGGGATCAGCGCCTAGCGGTTCACGGACTGGGGTTGACACCCACCGTCGCGGTGGGGTCTAATGAGGTGCCGGGCTCGTTCCGGGTCCGGCACCTCACACCGAAGGGGACAACATGGGAGACGAGCTCGTCGTTCAGCCGGCCGACCAGGTGGAGACCATCCACTCCAGCCTGAAGGGCCACCTGAAGCTAGTGCGCACCTTGCTGGGCAGGCCGGACTTCACGGCCAACAAATGGACCGGCAGCAAGGCGCGCACCTGGTGCCCCACGCACCTGGTCGTGCAGTGGGCTCACCACGCTGGCGGGCCCGGCTCAGCCGTGGAGCGTGGCCCGTGGGTGCTCGACGGGGTGGACATGATCACCAGCCTGCGGTTGAAGTCGGGTTCACTGAGCGAGTCCGTCGATGAGACCTGGGACATAAATTACCGGTTCGACTGGAAGTTTCCACTGTTCACCACGATGGGGGCCAGCGACTACCCGGTTCCGGGGTACGTCGTGCCGCTGCTGGACTCCATGCTGCCCTTCGACTGGGACGCCGAGCGTGACGGGGTTCCGACGTGGCGGAGGTGATCGGGGACGCGTACGTCGGAACGGTCTGGGCCGAGGCTGCCGCGAAGATCGGGGCGACCGCCGGCCAGGTCTCGGCGGTGATGACCGAGTGCATGCGGGTCTACCACCTGCGTCCGTTTATCTCCCCGTCCGTGCGCTGGCAGGTCCTGGTGCCACTGCACTACCCGGCCGGCTTCGAGAGCGTGACCGTGCTGACGCTGAAGTGCGTCCGCAGGGACGTGCTGGTGCCGGTGGTGGTCATGATCCCGGAGGGCGTTGACAGCCTGTAGCGGCGGTGGGTAGCGTGACAGCAAGACCTCCGGCCCGACGGCATCACCGCCACTCGCTCGCAACGATCGGGCCGGCCAACTCTCCCCACTTCACCCGTCGGGTGGGGGTGCTCAACAAGACGGGTGGAGCGCTGAAGCACTGAGGTGGTGCAGGGTCCGCCAGGCGGGACCGGACCAGGGTTCGAGTCCCCGGCAGCGCGCGATGGGTGGCCGTGCCCTGAATCACGGCAAGTGGTCGGTGCAGCCTGCCGGACGGCAGGTGGGCGTCGACTGCGGGTTACCTCGGTAGGCCAACTGGTAGAGCCAGCCCCGCTTCGGCGCGGCGTTGTTCCGGGTTCGAAGCCCGGTCGAGGTGCTAGGCAGCAAGAGCTAGGCCGGCGGGTCCAGCAGACGGCTGCCGGGCCGGCGCGACTGGCCCCCGAACACCGTCCTCAGTACCGGGGTCGCATCCGGGAACCGGGCGCTAGTAGGTGGGCTGGCCGCCGGCCGCAATGGGTGGTAGCTCAACTGGCACAGAGCACTGGGGAGACGCAGCGACCCGGGTTCGATTCCCGGCCACCCACAGGGCACACGCGCCGTTGCGCGCGGATACGCCACCAGGAAGGCCCGAAGAGATTGGAGTCGGGAGGGACCTGGCGGGCCTCCGTCGATCGGGTAGAGCTCGCAGGGACCTGCACCGCGTGGCAGGCCTGCACACGAAGGGCCCGGGGCCAGGAACCACCCGGGCCTTTCGTGTGCCCAGGGGGTTGACACCCACCGCACCGTGGGGTTAGATAGACACATGAGCGAGAACCCACGGCTTTCGGCCACAGCCTTCTACGCGCTCGTCCTTGACCGCATCGAGGACGCCGAGCCCTACGACGACCGCATGTCCAGCCCGGACGACGTCCGGCTGCACCCGGATGGCGAGTGATGGTCAAGCCGACAGGGCCCAGCGCCGTTTTCCGTGTCTCGGCCGAAGACCGTGGCTACGGCTTGGACGGCACGGCCGAGGCGAACCCCGACTACCTCACGCTGTACAACGAAGCCGGCGACCGGCTGGACATTGACACCCAGGACTTGGCCGCTGTCGGCGACATGCTGATCCGCGCCTTTGTGCGCACCAAGAGAGGATGATCATGAGCAGTGCTACGCCCCAGAAGGGCGACCGTGTGGACTCCACCAAAATCGGCGGCCCCGGCGAGATCATCGGCTACCAGCCCCGAGAAGACGGCCACCCGGCCCGCTGGCACATCAAGCCGGACAACCCGGGACAGCTGTCCCGCTGGCTCCTGCGTCACCAGTTCACCGTCAAGCAGAACGGCAGGTAACGCCATGGCTGGTCTGCTGTGCCTCGCGCTGGTGGTCTTGGTGTGCTGGTACGCATGGCCGGCCGCGACCACCTGGAAGGCGAAGGCCATGGCCGTCGTGCTGGCCTTCTGGCTGCCGATCCTGTCGTGGCCGTGGCTGCTCTGGTACGGCCACCGCGCCCGTCGAGCCAGGGCGGCTGAGATCGCTCAGGAGGCGCAGGCTCAGCGGCGGCAGGAGTGGGCGGAGCGGGCCAGCTGGTGGCTGGGTGACTTCGAGGGCGCGTTGGTGGACGGCGACCTGCGGCGCGCCGAGCTGGCCAATGACGTGCTGGTCTCCATGGAGCTCGGCGACACGTGGCGCGGCATTCGGCATCGGGAGCTCCAGTCCGGCCTGGCCGTGCTCGCTGCCCCTGTGCACGCCTTCAGCGCGCTATTCGACGGTCCGGCCTACCGAGAGAACGGCACTCGCCGCCGCACCAGCGTCATCGCCGGCAAGCGGGTCAGCATGGAAGAAGGGGCCTGGCTCGCCACCCTGCACAACGGCCGCGTGTCCGTGCGCGTCCCTACGGCATGAGCCACCGCAAGCCGGCTGGGTGCAGCCTGCGACTCCTCGCCCTGCCGATTCTGCTCGCCGTCGCCGTCCTGCGATCCAGGCGCTAGCATCCTGATCGATATGCGGGCGCTGTCCCCGATCCAGCGCCCGCATATCGCTATGATGCCCCCATACGAGAGGGGGTGTCATGACAGCCCAGCTGGCCAACGACGCCACTCCTGCCCAGCAGGAGGAGTACCCGATCCCCACGCGGATCATCGCCGACTTCTTCCCCACGACCGTGCGCCTGCCGGACGATCGCCTCCGCCACAACGTGCGTGTGCAGGCAACCGATGTGGGTCTGTACGTGTTCGCCGACAAGCCGCCGGCCGACGACCTGTCGGGGGCGCTGTTCTTCTCGCCGATCGTGTGGGCCGAGACGACCAACCAGCGCCCGCCGGCCCGCGTCAGCTTCGTGATCATGACCGAGCTCGGCGGCGTCGCCGTCACCCAGCTGCTCGGCTGTGGATGCGCTTACGCCGACCTCAAGTACTGGACGCCGGCCTGGGTGTCGCGCAGCCTGCCCTGGGGTGGTGGGGCTGGTGCGTGACCTCCTGGTGTTCCTCCTGCCGCTGCTCGCCGCGCTGATCGTGTTCTCTGGCCTGGCCGTGCCGGTCAGCGCGCGACAGCTTCGCCTGCTGTCCGCCCTGGCCGCCATGCTGGTCGTCGTCGCGCTCGTGCTGTGGCTCGTGGCGGTGACCGCGTGACCGCATGGACGCGGGAGCCCCTCGCCGCCCTCCTGGTCGCGCTGGCGTCGTTCCGGCTGACCCGCCTGCTCCAGCGGGACACGATCCTGGACCGGCCGCGCCAGGCCTTCATGGACAAGCACTACGCCGGCCGCCTCGGCGAGCTCGCTAACTGCCCGTGGTGCCTCGGCTTCTGGGTGAGCGTCGCCGTCGTGCTCGCCGCTACGGTGCTGCCGCGCAAGCTGTGGGAGCCGGTCGTCGTCGCCTTCGCCGCCAGCGCGGTCGTGGGCCTCCTGCCGATGGGGGAGTGACCGTGGTCTTCAACCCCCAGGGCTTCCGCCCGCAGGAAGTGGTGGAGGACGGCCAGTCGCACAAGCTGTCCACCCTGCGGGCCGCCGGTATGCGCATCCAGCCGTCCGCCAACTCGGAGGTGCTGCGCGTCCTGGCCGTAGCCCGCCGCGAGTGGCAGTCCCTGGCGTGGAAGTACCGGGACCTGATCCCGGAGCTGCGCTTCGCCGCCGGCTACCGCTCCGGTGCGATCAGCCGTGTCCGCCTGTACGCCGCCCAGATCGAAGCGGACGACGACACGCCGACCCCGCTGAGCCTGATCGACGACCCCAAGAAGGCCAGCCAGATCACGGTTGATCATGACCTGGCCCGGGCCGCCATCGACAACCTGAGCCGGCTGCCGATCGACGACGGTTTCTCCTTCCTGGGCCGCTGGTCGGAGAACTTCGACTTCGCCGGTGACTGCTGGCTGCACGGATTCCCCGACCCGCTGACGGGCGAGGAGTGCTGGAAGATCCGCCCGTACGACGCGGTCAAGGTGTCGGCCGACGGGCGCACCGTGAAGGTGATCTCCGACGTCCTGCCCGGCACGGACCGCGACATCAACTGGGACCGCGAAGAGCTCTACCGGCTGTGGATCGAGCACCCCCACGACAGCCACCTTGCGGACTCCCCGTGCTGCGCCGCGCTCGACAACTTCGAGAACGTCGTGCTCCTGGGCCGTGAGCTCCGGGCCGCTAGCCGGTCGCGCTCGGCCGCGAACGGCATCGTCGGCATCCCCAACACCATGACGTTGCAGCGCAACATCCGAGAGGACGGCGACGACGGCACCACGTCGGCCAGCTCCTCCAGCTTCATGGCCGACTTCACCGGGGTCCTGCTCGCCCCCATCAGCAACGAGGGTGACGCCGGCTCCGTCGCGCCCGCCGTGCTCACCGGCAGCCGCGAGGACATCGCCGCCATCCGGCACATCCGGTTCGAGCGGGAGACGTCGGCGGACCTAGGCGACAAGATGGACCGGGAGCTGACCCGCATCGCCCGGGGCCTGGACCTGCCGCCGGAGATCATTTCCGGCATCGGCGACTCCAACCACTGGTCGGCCTGGCAGATCGACGCCTCCACCTTCCGCTACCACATCGAGCCGTCCGTGCGCCGCATGGTCGACTCGCTCACCACTGCCTTCCTGCGCACCACCCTCCTGGACATGGGCTTCGACCCGGCCGAGGTGAAGCGCATCCGTGTCTGGTACGACGCGGCCAACATCACCGAGAACACCAACCGGCGGCAGGACGCCATCGACGCCTGGGACCGTGGCGCGATCAGCTGGGACTCGCTGCGCGAGGCGCTCGGCTTCTCCGACACCGACCGGCCAGAGGAGCGCGAGATGCTCCTGATGACCCTGTTCAAGGTCGGGCTGGACCCGAT